CAGGAGGAGCAGGGTTCGCCTCATCATAGGTGCCTGCATAGAACGTGCGACTCACCTTGGGCGCAGCAGCAACGATAACAACGTCGAGGTAGCGTTCTTCGATAGCAGCAATCTCCTTGCCTTCACTGAGCAGACGGAACACGCCGCCCTTGACAGAGATGCGTTTGCCTACGGAGCCGCTTCCCATGAGGCTCTTGACTAGCGTGGACAACTCGCCCTTTGTTGCGAATGCGGGGCGCGCAGCAGCGGGATTGAATACTTGAACTTGATTGGTAGCCATAATTTTCTCGGGTTACTTGGTTGGTTAGTTTAGTGGCGCGGGGGGAATTTCGGCGTCTTGTACGATGCCTGCCACCATTTCCTGTAGCATGGCATCGTTAAGCAAATCAGGGCTTCCTGAGCTAGCCAGCATAGCGCGTACTGCCTTGACAGATATGCCCAGCAAGGTAAGTGCTTCAGAAAGCCCTTCGGTCTCGCTAAGGTGGTGTTTTGCGAACACAGCCACTGTGTCATTATGCGCGGCATACACGCGGCTAAGCATGTCTTTTACTTCAGGCAGGCCCATGCGCTGCATCTCTTCCAGTTGCTTCTTGTTTGTCACTAACATCAATTGTGAAATACTCATTTTCTATACCTCTTACTTGGTTGGTTTGCGAACAGAGACAGTGACCTCAGACATGACGTTGAGGCCGGTGGGCACAACGCCCGGGTTATCGGCAAGGAACTTGCCCATGTTGACTTGAGCAATGCGCATCTCCAACAGGTCGATGGCTTGATGCTCAAGAATAAACGTCTTCATAGCATCGCGGTCTTGGGCGATGTAGCGCGTTTTTGTTACCAGCGACACGGTGCCGTACTCGGTCTTTGCAGACAGCGTATTCATAGCGCGTAACTGGTCTTTGATCGTACTGGCAACAGTGTCCTGTTGCGCTTTGAGTGCTTCAACTTGGGACTCATAATCCTTCGTTAGCTCTCCGATACGATCACGGATTTTGATGTAGACCTTTGCAAGTCTATCCATCGGGACGCCTTCTTCACTCATTTGTTTTCTCCTTTTTGTTTGTGTGTCCAGAACTATACACTGGTTTTTTTAATGCCGCAACTCCTTTCTGAATTTATTTCTTCGTCGAACATCTGCGTCAGCAGAGCGTGGTCATCGACTTTCAGGTTCATAGCTTCAAACATCTTCTGCTCTATGGGGGAGCCTTGCAGTTGTATCACCGTCACCTTGGCTGCGTCTTGCCCCTTGCGGTCAGCGCGGGATATAGCCTGCACGTACTGTTCAACCGACATCAGGGGACCAAAGAATATCACTGTGTCGGCGGCTGTCAAGGTAATCCCGTGCGCCGTTGCTTGCGGTTGCATCACAAGGACTCGTGGGGACTCGGTGTTCTGGAATCTGTTGATGATGTCTCCTCTATGGGACGCCGTTACACCCCCATGTATCTCCTCGGACGCAATGCCGTGCTTGTGCAGGAACTCACTGATGATGCCAATACTTGAGCGAAATAGTGCGAATATGATTACCTTGCGCTCGGTCTCACTCAGCACTTCAAGAAGCACGTTCATGCGCGGGGTCGCGTCGAACTCAATGATCTGCTTGTCCTCTGTGTATGCCGCGCCACAACTGATCTGCAATAATTTTCCGACAATCGCTGCCTTGTTGACTGCTGAGATGGTCTCTCCTGCCGCCATCGCTATCTGCTGCTCCTTGATGAGCTTGTAGTACTTGTGCTGCTGCGGGGTCAACTCTACCCTGCGCACTTGTGTAACCACGGGCGGTAGGTCAAGACACTGCTCCTTGGTGTACCGTATCGCTGGTTGCAGTGCAGCAAACACAGCATCTTTTGCCGTAGGCTTGGGCACCCACTTGAACATGGTCAGCTTGTACATCACCTTGTCGCGCCATGCCGTGAAGTAATTTGGCACAGCAGTAGGATTTACCAGTTTGGCAAGCCCGTATGCTTGCAGTGGAGACTGCGCAGCAGGAGTGCCTGTCATCATCCACAGGTATGAGTCTGGTGTGAGTATCTTGTTCAGCGACTTCCAGCGCCGTGTCTGCGCATTGCTATAGTTGCTGCACTCATCGGCAATGATGAGGTCGAACCTGCCGTCTTTCTTTATCTCCTCTGCAACCAGCGGCAAGCCATCGTAGTTGATGATGACAAACTCATAGTCGCCTTGGATCATCTCGATGCGCCTGCTGGCCTGAGAGTGGTGCGCCACGATAGCGCTGCGGTGCAAGATAGACTTGTTGATGTCCCCCATCCACGCGCTCTGCATGATCGACATAGGGCAGATGATTAAGCAGCGCCGAATCTTCTTGCAGGACATCAGGTAGTCTGCAGCCCACAGAGCGCTTAATGTCTTGCCCACCCCCGGGTCTGACAGGATGAAGCAGCGCCGGTTGAGTGTGCTGAATGCGGCTGTCTCGCGCTGATGCTCCATAGGCTTGTATCTACCGGGCCATGCGTAGCGCCCTTGTATCGGACTCGGGATGTCTTTGAAGCCCAAGTTACGCAGCACACGCACCTCGTCTATGCCCCAATTTACCAGCACTTCACTGCCCCCTTGCACGGGGAAAACCTTGTGCTTTGGGATGATCTTGAACTTTTGGGGCGAACGGGTTCTTAACAGGAGCGCCCTGTTGTCTATGATTTCCATCGGTGCCTACTTCTTGGTGTATGCTTTTGGGTTAGTCTTGCGCCAAGCTTCGTTCTTCTTGGTAGTCGCCACCCGGGTGTTGCCCTTGGCGTTGGTGCCACCAGAATCAAGTTGGACGATATGATCGACTTGCATCCCATCGCCTACGTGTACCTTGCCCTCACGGATAGCCAGCCTGCGTGCAGCGTTGCGCTCGACACGCTTGTGCACTTCCTCTGGCGTCTTCTGATAAGCGGCCATATAAGCCAGCTTTGCTTTAGATGATTTAGGCATTTCAGTTCCTTCCATTCATTTCACAACTGCGGACTGCGCAGTACTTCTTGCACAACCCCGACTGTGTAGGGGGCCATGATTCGTTTCCGTGCGACAGTGCAATACTACCAACACGCTCACGATAGCGCCACCACAGACCGCTCTCCTGCTCCCGCGACACCTTGTGCTTAACTACGGTATTTCTCAGCACGAATAGCAGCCCTGACGTTACGTGACGCACATGCGGGAAAATGGCAAACACCATGAGGGACATCAGCGTAAGCTGGTCGGTATCCGGGTACTTGTCACCCCCAGATTTGTAATCGAAAACTCTTGCCGTTAAGTTGTCGTCGTCCACGATCACCAGATCAGCAATGCCGCGCACCCAATAGTCAGGGGATTTAAAGTCGCACGGTCTCAGGTCATGCGTCAGCGCCATCTCAAGCTCAGGGAACTTGCGCCCCGGCATAGCGCTCAGCTTCTCCATCGTAGGTTGCATAAACTTGAAGTCCGGGTCAAGCGGTCTGCCGTCCTTAATGTATAGCTCAGCCTGCTCATGCAGCCGTGTCCCGTACAGCGTCTGCTCTGTCTCCTCACGGGGGTAGCGCTTGAGTACCTTTACCTCGTGGAACTGCCGCGCACAAGTCTCGTATTGCTTAAGCCCCGAGTGCGACCACTGTACTGTGTGCGACCATTTAGCATCCATCAGAACCTCGCTGTATAGATAAGATCAGTGATGCGCTGCGCCAGCCCTTCGACAAACTGCTCATCATTGTTCTTGCGGCTGTCCATGTCCTTCAACATCGCGTGCACTGCCTCGTGCCAGAACACAGCGTCCCGTTCACGCTCCCCCATTTTGCGCCGGTTCACGTAGTGCCCGATAGTCACTTCCTGCAGCGCGAAGTTGACGCCGCCCTTAACGCAGGTAGGATCGTCTGCAATAAGCACCTCGATCACCTTGTACTTCTTCTTGCCCACCCTAAAACTTTTAGGTATTTTCATCGTGTTTCTCCTTTGTCCAGTATTGTACTCTCATTTCTTGGCCTCCCCGTAACGCTTTGCGTATCCACCATCCGCATTCAGCGGTATCCCCGGCAACCACTTCGGCTCCATCGTCATCTGCGCTAGCACCCACGCCAGCCCTTCCTCTGCCTCCTGCTCTGGTATCAGTGCCAGCAGTTCATCGTGCACAGTCCCAACCACAGGGTATCTTTTCTGTACGCGCAGCATGGCGTCTGTCATAACGATACGGGCCGTTCCCTGCGTCACATGGTTCGCCATACGTCCGCCATACAGCTTCTCGACCTTATTGCCCACATCGTACTGGTATTGCACCCCCTCTTCAGGCACCTTCACCTTGCGCATGTTGTGGTACTTAAGGGACAGGCCGCTTGCCATGACGATTTCGTTCTTACGGAACAGCAGCACGTCTTTGTGGTTGTACTCCTCTCCACCGATCAGGCTTGGCTCAATGCGGCTCACAAGCAACTCCCAGAAGTCAACCACCGGGCTTGCTGCGCTGCGGTACTTGTCAATGATCGCCTTGGCTGCAATGCTGTGAATAAGCAGTTCCCTGTCTGTGCATACGTGAGGGATTGCTGCTACCCGTTTCATATTCTCGGCGTAGTCGGTGAACCGCTCTGCCATAGCAGCCGTTACCCCTAGTGCCTTCGCATCCGTCAAGGTGTAGCGTAGCGGCGGCGCTCCAAGGAACCCGACAAGAAGCTGCATGGCAAAGTTTGAAAAGCCAAGACCATAGGAGCAGCCCAATAAAGCAGACTTGGCCGACTGCCGAAGCAACGGGTGCGACTCTTTCGTCATCCCCGGCATGTTGAACATCTGCTCACCGAAGGTTGCATATGGATCGCCACCAGCGCAGAAAATACTAAGCAACTCGTCATAGTCCGCCAGCCACGCTATTACACGAGGCTCGATCTGTGACAAGTCCCCGACGCCCACCACATACCCGTCCGGTGCCATGATGGACTTCCTGAGAAACCCGCCGCGCTTCATGTTCTGCATGTTCACCTGCTGCGTGCCACCGTACCTGCCTGTCTCTGTAGCGAAATAGTTCAGCGGGATAGGCAGCGCTCCCCGGGAAGCAATACCGAGGAACCTTCGCGCTCTGGTGCGTGCTTGTGTTGACTTGACGTTGACCCGTGCATCGCATAGCAGCGCTACCTCCTCGTTGTCACCATTGAGAAGCTGCTGGAAGTGCGCATCGTTCTTGGCTAGCGCCAACGCTGGCTTGCCGGTCTGCTTGCTTATCTTCATCGGCGGCTCGATACCGTAGCTGCGCAGTATGTCCGCGAACATCGCGTTGGATGCAAGCTCTGCTTCGTCAACACCGGCCTTGGCTAGCGCCTGCTTGAGGTTATCCAGTTCGGACTCCTCTGCAATCTCAAGCATCGCTGTATCAAGCACCAGCCTCGGCTCGGTAAACATCTTGATCGTCATGTCGATCAGGCGTAGCTCCTTGCTCGGGAAGCCCACGACCAACCGCTTGAATATCTCCTCGCACAGGAACACATCGTGCTGACAGTACTCAGCCAACTCCTTCTCTATCACCGGGGTGAGTTCCTCAAGGCCATCAGTACTGTTAAGCGCCTTCCCTTTATCGGGCAGGTCGTACGCCTTTGCCATCATTGCAAGCCCATTCCTCTCTGCAGTACCACGCACAGCACGCGCCATGCTCAGCGTATCGAAGATGAAACACGGATGCACATCGTAGATGAAAGACAGGATGCCGCAGTCAAACATACTGTTCTGGCACAGCACAGCTGTCTCACTCCAATCGTATGTGCTGAAGATGCGCGGGAGTTCATTATGGCTGTACCACATCGTTTTCTTGTCCGTGCCGAACTCATGGATACAGACCCCGAAAGCTTTGAACCGAGGGTCGCGTATATATTCTTCGGTTGTCATCTTGGACAGCGTGTAGTCTGTCCTGTCCCACCGAGTTTCTGCGTCGATTGTCAATAATCTCTTATATGGTGCGTTCATGCGGTTCTCCTAATTGCGTATTCTTTGGTTATTTTTCCGACACTCCCTGCCGCTACGACACAGGCGCTAACCCACGTCTTAATTCCGCTCTCATAACAGCGTATGTGTCCCCTACGCAAGTGCTCTCTTGGGTGCCTACCAGTATGCGTGTTACCGCTGACAGCGTGTAGCTTTCCGGGGGTTTCAATCGTAAGTACGTGGTAATCATCAAATGGTATCGCAGTCTTGATAGCCCTGCGTATTTTCAACTGTGGCAAAGGGGAGCAGCGCACATTAGAACAAGCCAGTGCATTAAGAACACCAAGCAGGGCGCTCACTTCACCACTGTAGTCATCTTGGTGGTAGCCGGGAACAGTCCCCCCACCGTAGAAACGAATACCTAATTCTCCGCTGTTAATAAACCTACTCCGGTCTACAGCAGAAGTAAGCGGAATAGCTACCTCTGGGAAAGGCGACCAAGAACCGCTGTGCTTGAAGCACGGGATGATGGACATTACGATTGCTACATTACCATCATCAAGCTCTCGCTCTCGCGCCACTACTATCACCTTTGTGCACGCCAGTGCGCCGGGGCGTGTTGGGCCTTCATCCAGCATGTACTCCAGCACCGTGACCGGATAAGGAAGATGCAGCGGCGTGCTGTCGTCTAGTGCACGCAGGGAGTTGTCTTCAAGTATCTGCCCCCCGGGGGGCAGCAGTATCTTCTGCGATAGCCCGATCAAGTCAACTAAGCTGCCAAAGTAGCTATTCATGTCACGTATTTCTTTTGGCGCATTTGGGTTTCTGCGGACTCCCGCCATCATGGGCGTTATTTGTTTAACAAACTGGCGGCAGAGGTTTAGTGGTTGTGTCAATGTACTTCTCCTGTTGTTGGTATGAGCATCTCGGCAAGCAACTCGGTCGCCAGCAGGCACTCGTTGTACGAATCTTCCTCAGTCGCGTTTAGTGAAATGATGCGCAGCGCTGGGCCGACACGCGAGATAAGTATCGTGCTGTTATCCGGCACCTTGGCGAAGCACCGGGCAATGCCCAAGACAATCAAGGCAAAGTGGCTCCTCTCCACAGGGGTCAGTGCCTTGACGATGTTGTCCATCTCATCTGTTTCTGATTTCACTTATTAACTCCTTGAGTGTGTGGATGTTTTCTTCGTTGATGATGACTGCTGTCCCACCATGCGCATGGATTGCAACTAGCTCCCTATTCTGCAGCGCCGTGGTCTTGCCCTTACCTGCCTTGCACTCGATCCCAAGGAAGTGCCCGTTGACACAGGCGATGATGTCCGGGATGCCAGCGCGTCCGTACCCTGCGCCGGGGGGCATGAAGAAATACACGCCGCACTCCACCAGTATGCGCTTCGCTTGCGTCTTGACTTTGCTCTCAGGGGTTGCCATTTTGCTTCTCCAATTCAATCAGTAGGTCAATGTAATGCTTGGCCTTCTCCAGATCAGCCAGCCCGTTCTTGGTACGCCAGCGTGCGATGTACTTGATAATATTGCCCTCCATGTAGGGGATGTTGTTAGCGTGAATGAACTCAACAGGTTGAATCTTCATGCTCTTGTAGTGGTCGCCGCCGACTTGCGTTTGTAGTGCGTTTGTCATTAGTACATCCCCGGTGCGTCCATATCCTTGCGGATAGGTGTTTGGTTTTTAAGTTCTTCCATCTCTTTCTCGTATGTTTTTCTGCTTTGCTGGCGTAGTGCTTCAAAGTCAGCGGCT